AAACGATTACGAATATTTAACGATGTTTTTAGACCGAAAACGAAATACAATATTACCAACGGAACAGGAAGTAATTTTAAAGATTTATAACCGAACGTTCAACACAAATGTAGGAGCAACACAATGCTCAACCTGTTGGATAGATATGATTGAAGAGTTAAAGAAAGTGTTTAATTCATACGAACAATAATTGAATAAACAAAAAAAAATCAATGGCAGGTAAAGGAGGTGCAAGAGAGGGAGCAGGACGCAAACCAGTTGCAGAAGAAAAGAAAGTTACAGAATTAATAATTAAAGCTTTAAAAGGTTATCACTCAGTAGATACAGATGAAGATGCAAAAGTTAAATTTATTAATGATTTATATTCTACTCAAAGAGGGCAAATATTTTTAGCAGAACATTTATTTGGTAAACCAAAAGAAACAATTGACCAAACAATAAACGTTAACCAAACCGATATAAAAGAACTATTCAACTTTGATAACACTAAGCGAAAAATATAAACCGTTAGCTTCGGATAGTCGGTATTTTATTTGTACAGGTGGGAGGGGTTCTGGGAAATCATTTGGAGTAAATTTCTTTTTGTTACTACTTACTTACGAACAAAACCATATAATTCTATTTACTAGATATACCTTAGTTTCGGCGCATATTTCAATTATACCCGAGTTTATTGAAAAGATTGAATTATTAGGTAAAGAACACGAATTTTTAATTACGAAAGATGAAATTACCAATTTGGTAACTGGTTCAAAAATTATCTTTAAAGGAATTAAAACTTCAAGCGGGCAACAAACGGCAAATCTTAAATCGTTGGCAGGAGTTACAACGTGGGTTTTAGACGAAGCTGAAGAGTTAACCGACGAAGATACTTTTGACAAAATAGATTTATCAATTAGGCATAAGACAAAACAAAACCGAGTAATTTTAATCTTAAATCCTGCGACAAAAGAACACTTCATTTATTCACGTTTCTTTGAGCAAAGGGGAGTAAACGAGGGCAGTAATTTAACGAAAGGCGATGCAACGTTTATTCACACAACCTACGAAGATAACATAACGAATTTATCGGAGTCTTTTATAAATCAAATTGAATCCATTAAACGAAATAACCTACAAAAATTTAAACACGTTATTTTGGGCGGTTGGCTAGACAAAGCCGAAGGGGTAATTTATTCTAATTGGAAAATAGGGGAGTTCGTTCAAACTGACTTAAATTGTTACGGTCAGGATTTTGGGTTTTCAATCGACCCAACTACTTTAATTCACGTTTCAATAGATAACAAGCAAAAAAGAATTTACGCAAAAGAATTACTATTTAAAGCAGGTTTAACAACGTCCGATATATTCACACTTAATTCTAAATTGGTTGCGTTAAACGGCTTAATTGTAGCGGATAGCGCAGAACCTCGTTTGATTACTGAATTAAAACAAAAAGGTTTAAATATTAAAGGAATTGAAAAGCCAAGAATTACGGATAGGATAGCACTTGTCCAGGATTACGAATTGATAATCGAAGCAAACAGCACTAATCTAATCAAAGAATTAAACAACTATTCGTGGCACGATAAGAAAAGCGAAACACCAATTGACAACTTTAACCATTTACTCGATGCGCTTGGGTATGCCGTTTGGGATATGCTTGTAAAGAAAAAAGGAGTTTACGGTATTTTCTAGTGGTACAAAAAACAAAAATTTAATTATATAAATATGAAACTTGAATTAATCGTTCCAACGAGTTTAAAAGATATTCCATTAAAGTCATATCAAACATTTGTAAAGATGCGCGAAGCTTCAACAGATGAGGACTTTGTCGCTCAAAAAATGATTGAAATATTTTGCGGTATTGAGCTAAAAGACGTTGTTAAAATGCGTTTAACAGATGTTAACGAATTACTCGTTAGCTTCAATCAAATGTTTAACGAGAAACCTAAATTTCAGAACCGTTTTAATTTACACGGAATTGAATACGGATTTATTCCAAAGCTCGAAGATTTAACCTTAGAAGAATTTACGAACTTAGAACAACTTATGAAATCGTGGGACACTTTTCACATGGCAATGGCTGTAATGTACCGACCTATTAAATTAGAGGTTAAAGGAACTTACGAAATACACGATTATTTTTATAGCGAAGATATGGGGGAAATATTCAAACTTTGCCCCTTAGATATAGCACTTTCCGCAAGGGTTTTTTTTTGGAATTTAGCGAGCGAATTGTTAAACGCTATTCCGTCCTATTTGGAGAAGGAACTGGCGAAGAATCCGAGTTTGATGAACGAAGTCAATTTGGCAAACAGTGGGGGTGGTATTCGTTCTATTATGCACTTGCTGACGGAAAATTTAAAGACATTGGATTTGTCGGAAAACGAAAACTTACTGAGGCTCTCACGTTTTTAACATTTGAGAAACAGAAACAACAGATTGAAGAAATAGAACTTAATAGAATGAAATTTAGGAATCAATGACAAAATATTACGAACTACTAAACATACTTAAAACAGAACTTGAAGCAACTGGATTAGTTAACACAATTACGCAAGGCGATATTTCTGGCGTTGATGTAAATAAACAAAACCTTTATCCTTTGGCGCACGTTGTTATAAATTCAGCTTCATTTGTTTCAGCAACAATAAATTTCAATGTTACTATTTTGTGTATGGATATTTTAGACGTTTCAAAGTCAAAAACAACCGACCAATTCAGAGGAAACGATAACGAAATAGATATTCTAAACGCTTGTTTAACGACGCTTAACCGAGTATTCGAAAGGTTTAGACGTGATTACACTATACTTGAAATTGGGGACGCTAATAACACGCCTTTCGTGATGCGCTTTGAAAATGGTTTAGCAGGTTGGGAAATGACTTTTGATGTTACTATTCCTGCAAATATGACAATATGTTAACACCAACCTCCACGGCATTACAGCGCTTTCAACAGCACGTCGTTAGTCAATCGAAACGAAACCTTACAACTAAGAACAAAAACGTTTCTAAGGGACTTTACAATTCAATTAAGGGCGATGTAAAAGAAAGCGCAAACAGTATTCAGATATTGTTCACGATGTTGGACTATGGATTTTATCAGGATAGGGGAGTTAAGGGAGTAAAATCGGGACGTTCGTTAAGTGGTTTTAAGTTTGGAACTGGTAGCGGAAAACAAGGCGGTTTATCGGAGGGAATTTTTAAGTGGGTAAAAGCTAGAAAAATTCAATTTAAAGATAGGAAAACGGGACGCTTTATGTCAAGTCAACAAACAGCAAATTTAATAACACGTTCAATCTGGAATAAAGGAATTAAACCAACTGAATTTTTTAGCAAACCATTTGAAGCCGCATACAAAAATTTACCTAGTGAATTAGTTGAAACTTACGGATTAGAAGTTGAAAGATTATTCGACCAAATAATGATACAAAATTTTAAAAGAAAATGATATTTGTAAACCGACCTTATTTATTTAAAGTTGACCGAGCGGGACAATTAGGAAGTAAAATAGAATTATTTATTTGGAACGGAGACACACCGCCAACAAACCCAAATTATACTTTCACTAAGCAAATTGCAAGTGCAACCGATACAGCAAACTATTATAATATTAGCCCGTTTTTAGCTGAATTTATAGAGTTCGGAGTTACCGATACCGATTCAGCAACTTTGTTAGAAGATAATTACTTTGTAAATTACAGAATTAAGAATTATTACTTAGATGAATTTGGGGATTATCAACCTTTATTTATTGGAACACCGCCAACAAACCAAGCTATGTATGGGGATTTCGGTAACGTTTTCTTTGGTGGACTTTTAAAAGAAGACACTTATTATACTTTGGGCGGTTGCGATTTAAATAATTGCGATACAATTAGTATTACTTACACCTTAGAAGGTGAAGAGCCTGTTACGGTGGAGGTTGATGATTATGTAATTGACAATAATGGAAATAAATATTTTTATTTTATATTTCCTATTGATGGAGGTAGTGAATTAGGTATTGGTAAAATGACTGAACCTTATGATTCTTGGGATATAAATTTAGACGGATATGGAATTCAAGCCACCCTTTCAGAAGACACCCCTTGTCCTTTCGGAACGTACACAATCGAGGAGGGTAGCATCTTTGAAGCGTTCAGTGTTGCACCGAGTGGAGTAACAAACAAGTTTTTATTTCCATTGATTACGAACGCTACAAATAAAACAATTCGTTGGACTGATTTATATAACAACACAACAGAAACGGAAGTTTTAACAGCAAGTAAACTTTATTCAATCAATGGAGCAAAGTATGCCAACGGAACAAAAGTAGAGTTCTTAAATAATAGTAGCGGAGTTGTTAATACTTGGACATTTTTACCAAAATGCGAATGTACTTACGAACCTATCAAAGTTCAATATTTAAATACTTACGGCGCACTTATAACAACGTGGTTTTATAAAGCTAATAAGAAAGAATTTAGTATGGAAAACAGCGAATTTAAACGCTTTCAAACTGTTGATTCAAACTTTTACGTTGGCAAACAAAGGCAAACTTTTAATACTTCAGCACGTGAAAAAATTACTGTTAATTCCGATTGGGTTTTAGAAAGCTACTCGCAAGTAATTAAGGATATTATTACAA